TCAACTACCACAAAATGAAAAAGCATGGACGATTCCTTATCACGGTTCATGACGAAATCAACATCTCCGTTCCTAAAGAATACGCCGATGAGGAAATGGAAATTCTCAAGAAAGCCATGAACTCCGTGCCACTTGATGTTCCCCTGCTATCTGATGGTAAAGTCGGGCCTAACTGGGGAAATATGAAGAAGTTCGTGGACAAAGAATAGGCTGTCCAGAAGTAAGCTCAATTGAAAGGAGAAGTGATGGCCCGAGAAAAAGCGGAACAGATCACAGCATGGTCGTTCTCGCGCTACAAGGCATATGAGGCCTGCCCCTTCAAGGCAAAGCTGGCCTTTATCAATAAGATGAAAGAACCCCCCAACACAGCCATGGATCGTGGTATCAGAATTCACAGTTTGGCGGAGGCTTTCGTCAACGCCAAGGAAGGAACACCATGCCCCCCTGAGCTGGAACTCTTTGAAGAAGATTTCCTAGAGGCTCGCAAAATGCACCCGGTGGTTGAATGCGAGTGGGCCTTCACCAGTGTCTGGGAACCGACAAGCTGGTTCGGCAAAGATGCGTGGTGCCGGGTCAAGACTGATCTCACCTACACGAATGGTAACGAACTTATCGTCGTGGACCATAAGACCGGAAAGCGCAATGAAGATCACAAAGAGCAGCTGTCGCTATACGCTCTGGCGGGGTTCATCATTAACCCCGACATCGATGTCGTTAGGGGTGCTCTTTGGTATCTGGATCAAGGATCCCCGATCGTTGATCAAGTCTACTCGCGGAACCAAATGGGTGAACTGGCCGATGCGTGGGAAGAAAAGACACGCCCCATGTTGAACGACACGATCTTCGCTCCAAAGCCCGGGAACGCCTGCCGCTGGTGTCACTGGAAGAAGAGTAACGGCGGACCCTGCAAGTTTTAGAGGTGGAACATGCTGCTACAAAAGATTAACGAAGAGCGAAGTTACTCGTGCTGCGAAGTGATGCAACCCCCCGGCCACTACAGAGTTGATGTCGCCATCGCGCCCCGGATCAAGAATCTACCCCAACCTGTGACAATGCACGTCTATAAGTGCCACAAGTGCTACCGTAAGATGCTGACGGAACACGACTTAAAGGTCTTAGAAGTGAATGGCGTGCAGGGACCGACAGTGGTGTGGGCCAGGCACCACGGCATCAGAGCTACTAAGCTCCAAGGGCCTGGCAATCGTTCACTTCCTGACTACGAGTTTTGGATCAAAGGCGGAAGGCCAAAACTGATGGAGTTCAAACGCCCCGGAGAACTTCCAACTGCGCTTCAGGAAGACACCATTGCGAAGTTTGCTGCGGATGGCTACGTGGTTGAAATACATGATGACAAGTACTCTGCCATCGCTTCTCTGCAAAGGTCACTAGATGCTCGTTGAAACCGCCCGCCCCGCAGTTCCCTGGGTTCCTCACAATTACCAGAAGAATGTGATGAAGTTCATGTTAGAGAACTCGGCGGCGGGGCTGTTTCTGGACCCCGGACTGGGGAAAACATCATGCACCTTTGGGACGCTGAAAGTTCTTAAAGCAAAGGGCATGATGAAAGCCGCTTTGGTCATTGCACCACTACGAGTCTGCTACGCAGTATGGCCACGTGAGGCCGAAAAGTGGAGAGACTTTAATGACATGAAGGTGGTAGTGCTGCATGGAAAAGACAAAGAAACCAACCTCTCAATTAAAGCGGACATATATGTCATTAACCCGGAAGGGCTGGAGTGGCTATTCTCTGATCTGCGCTTTAAGAAATTGGCCCCAGATATTTTGGTGATTGACGAGAGTAGTCGGTTCAAGCACACCCAGACCAAGCGCTTCAAGTTTCTCAAACCCTGGCTGAAAACATTCCGAAGGCGCTATATTCTTACTGGAACACCCGCCCCCAATGGACTACTGGATCTATTTGGGCAGATCTATATCCTAGATCTAGGAAAGTCCTTTGGTCCCTACATTACGAAGTTCAAGAACGACTTCTTTGATCCTTCGGGGTTTGGGGGTTTCACTTGGCGACCGAAGCCCAATACAGCAGAGCGCATCAACGAACTGCTCAAGCCGCTAACCATTCGGCTTGAGGATAAGGACTACTTAGAAATTCCGCAGATTGTGACTAGCCCAGAAACAGACATTATCATTGACCTGCCTGACGAAGCTCGGAAAATCTATCATGACCTGGAAAAGGAAATGATAGCCAAGCTATCCGAGACCGAAGTTCTGACAGCATTGAGCGCGGCAACCGCAAGTATGAAATGCAGACAACTCGCGAATGGCTGCGTCTACAGACAACTAGAATACGCGCCTGCTATGAAGGAGGATAGGTGGCACTATGTCCATGATGAAAAGATTAGGGCGCTTGAAGATTTTGTTAGTGAGCTTAATGGAAAACCTCTGCTTGTTGCCTACGAGTTCGTTCATGACATGGAAAGGATTCGTAAGGCGTTTCCAACCGCGACGTTCGTTGCAGACATCTCGGCATCCAAATTCGCTGATGTTGAGCGTAGATGGAACGCAGGGGAAATTGAAATGCTGGTGGGGCACCCCGCCTCAATTGGTCACGGACTCAATCTGCAGGAAAGCGGAAACCACATCATCTTCTATGGCCCCACCTGGGATCTGGAGTTATACGACCAGTTCATTAAGCGCATCCTGCGACAAGGTAACAAGAGTTCCCACGTCTTCGTGTATCATATCCTAGCAAGAAATACCGTGGATTTCGCTGTGATGCGAGCGCTGCGGGGAAAGGCAAAGGTTCAGAGCAGCCTACTTGCGTCGCTTAAGGACTACGCATCTGAAGTTGAGTTCAATCCAACCGGAAGCGAAGCGGCGCGTGCGATCATGAAAAATCTAATTTAGCATTTTGTTCCTCACCCCCCTTGCGCTTGACCGATGGAAGTGCTAACCTTGGTTTGCGCTACTTTTCTGAACGGGTTCCAAGTGACTGAAACTTACCAACTCCGCTGTGATCTACACCGCCACATCGCCTTATTTATCGGAACCAGTGGCAATCAAGCCTTTTACATCGCCAAAGAGAAATCTAAGGTTGATGTGCTTAAGACCAACCGTGCAGCCTTTGACAAGGAATACTGCATGGAGGTTACCGAGTATTCATTAGCGGACTTCGCTAACCGAACGCTCAAATTAAAAGAACTAGGGGTGCAAATCACCTCTCGGGCTGCGGCCCATCTCAACACCATCTCAAAGGAGCCACTCATGGCCAAGGTCCAGAAGATCCAGGAACCCGCGTCGGAAACCCCGGTCGTCCCCGCTGTCAAGCCTGCGAAGGAACCCAAGACTCCCAAGGAGCCCAAGGCCCCCAAGCTCAACGAAGACGGCTCCATCATCGAGCCCACCCCCCGCAACCGCCGAGAGAAGATCGAGGGCGACCGCAAGATCAAGGTGGTGGGCGTGAACCCCGCGAGACTCGGAACCACGCGCCATGCCATCGTGGAGTTCATCCTCGGTGCCCGGACCGTGGCAGAGGCGCTGGATAACAGCGTGATTCGCAAGGATGGAACCGAGTACAAGATCGGTATGCCCGACATCTACTTCGCTCTGGAAAACAAGCTGATTGAACTCATCTGACCATCGGCTGCCCTAATACGCCCCGACTGTGGCTTAGTCCATAGCCGGGGCGAAGTTCTCTGGAGTGTCAAATGAAAACTGTGGTGTTCAGTTTCAATCCCCCCACACCCGACGGCTCGTTGGCAAACGCTCGCACTGCGACTTTTATTGCTGACACGCTCGATGTTCCACTTATTTGTGATAAGAATATAGCAGATGTTGAGGCCGATGTTCTCATTCTTGTGGCGGGTGTTTTCATGTATTGTCGTTGTCTGCCTGAAGTTGGCGCCGCTGTAGAAAAAGCCAAGCGCGTCGTTTGGGCACAGAATGACTACACTATCAAGCCTCCGCTTGCAGACGGCATTGCCGAAAGCCCATTTAGAAAAGCATTCAGGAACCGTAGGTCTTCTGGACTGCCCGATGTTGATTTCTGGACTACCATGAAGAAAGCATCAGAAAAGACGCCCTTCAGCGCCTGGGTGAACTGGAACCAAATGGCATTTGAATCACCCATTAGCGACGAAGACTTTGAACTAAATCGTGAGCACGCCATTGAGTCGTTCATCTACTATGGGGCAGATAGGATGGGGCGCCGGGACTACTTTGACTGGTATTTCAATGGACAGAAGGCGCCATTGACTATCAGTTCCTTTAGTAAGTCAATGTCCCGATACGAAGATGATGCTGATATCATTCCTGCATTCAAGCGAACTGAGTTCTTTGAACGCTTGGGGCAGTATTCCGCTGGGCTATACCTAGAGGACAAACGATCGCATGCCGAGTTCACCAGCCCTGCTACGCGGTTTTATGAGATGCTCCGTGTAGGAGTTGCCATGTTCTTTCAGCCCCAGGCGGTTCCCATGCTGGCGAAGGCTGGGTTCGATGTTGCGCCCTTTGTTGCCACGCCGGGGCAGCTACCAGACGCGCTCAGCAGGGCCACAGAGGTGGCTCGCCAGCAAAGGGCGCTGTGGGGTGGTAAGCACTACATTCAGCACTTAAAGGAGCAGCTTTTGCGAGAGCACGCGCGCATCCAGGAGGGGGTCTGATGAGTGCTGAGTATGTCACAAGCAGCTTTATTACTCACTACGGCTATATAATGGATAACATAGTGGGGCACCCACTTCTTCCAAAACTAAGAAGGATTCTTCGGCATAGGCGCATCATGTCAGAGAAGCTTGGCCGACCGATTGAAAAAGGTGAAGTTGTTCATCATATTGATGGAAACAGATTGAACAACGATCCCGATAACCTTGAACTTCTTTCTAAAGGAATGCACACCCGCAGACACCATGCAGGCAAGGTTACTTCTGAAGAAACTAAGAAGTTAATGTCGGAGCGTGCAGTTATTAGATGCTCGGATCCTGAGTGGAGGTCTGCTATAAGTGAGAGAATGAAGATCACAGGATCTACACCGGAATGGAAGCACGCAAAGAGTGAACAAGCAAAGAAACAGTGGGCTGATGGAAATATTGGAAGAAAAGCTGCAAAGGAGAAAGAATGAATCCCGAGCCTATTCTTTACTGGATCAAAGAGCGCCATTCCATCTACACTAAAAAACAGGCCGGAGAACCGAAACCTTGGACCCAGGATACAATCCTGCAAAGTTATCGGTTCTGCAATGTTTATAGAGAAGTGGATACAGTGACAGAATGGATCCACACAAACTGGATGAACCGAAGCGACCCGAATATGTTCGTGGCTATGGCCATCGCACGGTTCGTGAACTGGCCCGATACCCTTGAAGAAATGGGGTTTCCGTTGCCGTGGGATCCCGAGCATTTTATATCGGTCCTGCATGATCGCCGGCGCAGGAACGAGAAGGTTTACAGTGGGGCCTACATCGTATCCACCAATGGCCATGCTATGGACAAGGCCGAGTATCTTGCCAACTTCGTCATCCAGCCCATCTGGGACAACCGCATTGACGTTCGCCCAAAGAAGGGGGACACTCTTGAGTCTTTCTACCAGCGGCTTATCAAGTTCGATGGGCTGGGAAGCTTCATGGCAGGGCAGGTAATAGCTGATCTGAAGCACGACAAGTTCAGCCCACTTTACGAAGCAAGCGATGAATTCAGTTGGGCGACCAGTGGGCCTGGGAGTCGGAGAGGTATGAATAGAATACTCGAACGTCCGGCAGCCACCCCCATCACTGAAGCCAAGTGGAGAGCCAGCCTTCACGCCCTACATCAGATAATTCAAGATGAGCTGGCGCCCCTAGGAATGCCACCGATCGACGCCCAAAATGTTCAGAACTCGTTATGCGAAACGGACAAATATCTCCGTGTAAAGTTGGGTGAGGGCACCCCGCGCTCCGGTTACCCTGGGAGGGGCTGATGGAATTCCGCGCAAGAAATCTCACGCAGGTGATGGCCGCGTGCCTTCCTAAACTTATTGAGGGAACCGCAGAGTCCTCGCGTAACGGGCCGGTGATCTTAATTGACGAACCGGTGATCCTCACTTATGAGAAACCTTGCGAGCGAGTGCTGTTCTCACCCACACGCGACGCTAACCCATTCTTTCATCTAATGGAAGCTCTATGGATGCTGGCGGGGCGTGACGACGTTGAGTTTCCCACCAGGTTCAATTCAAAGTTCAGCCAGTTCTCAGATAATGGTGTGACCTTCAATGGAGCCTACGGTTTCAGATGGCGCAAGTATTTTGATACAGATCAGATTGAACTGGCTGTCAAAGAACTAACGGAGAACCCAGGTTCAAGGCGCGTAGTAATCGGGATGTGGGATCCGATGTGGGATCTTGGATCCACGAGCAAAGACATTCCGTGCAACACGCATATCTATCTGAGCATCCGAGAGAACTCTGGGCTGCTGGATATGACAGTGTGCAACCGAAGCAACGATGCAATCTGGGGGGCCTTTGGCGCGAACGCTGTTCACATGAGTATTCTTCAAGAATATCTGTCGGCATCAATCGGTGTGAGTGTTGGGCGCTACCGCCAAGTGACAAACAATCTCCACTTCTACTCGGATACCTTCAGCGCGGAGAAACTATCGCGCATTGCGGATGAGTGTGCATCAGACACGGCGTATTCACTAGGGCGTGTCAGTCCTTACCCGCTGATCTCCATTTCCCCAGGCTGCTGGATGACTGAGCTCCGAGAGTTTCTGGCCAACCCTTCAATGAGCCCTGGTCATTACCACGACGACTTCTTTGCCAGAGTAGCATACCCCATGTTCTCCGCTTGGGAAGAACGAAAGGCCCATGGGAACACAAGCAAAATGAAACAACTCATCGAAAGCATCGCTGCTTATGACTGGCGCGTGGCCTGCCAAGAATGGGTTATCCGTAGGAGTAAGAAAGATGTATAGCCGACTGAGGTTTCTTTATGGGGGGCTGGCCACCAAGCGGTTCCACACCCTGCGAACCATCCAGGAGAACACCGTTGGTCACCACTCTTGCGGAGTGGCGCTACTTGTTGCAGAGTTGTCAGAGTCAACTCCTCGGGCGGAACTTCTACTCGCGTGCCTACGGCACGATCTCGCCGAACACAAGTCTGGCGACTCTCCCGCGCCTGCCAAGCGCGATGGCGGTTTCGGAGAACTTCTGAATTCCTACGAGTCCAAGCTCCTAGAAGAGCAGTGGGGCAAGGCAGGGCTGACTAGCGACGAACTAAGAATCTTCAAGATTGCTGATTGCTTGGATGGCATTATGTTCTGCATCAGTGAGCGCACCATGGGCAATCGTCATCTTGATGGGGCCTACAGGAATTTCCGTTCCTACATCGAGGAACTACAGCCGACCAATCATGAGAGTTACATCGTCGGGGTCGTATGCGCCCCTTGGAGGGAACTTGTCAATGGGTAATCCAAACGAAAGGCAGGTTGGGGGTGGCCACTACAGATCTAAGTTTCAGCATTGGGATTTTGTGCTGGGGGTCTTAGGCGGTCGCTATCTTGAGGGGTGTCTTACCAAGTATGCGAGCCGTTGGCGCAAGAAAAACGGCCTGCAGGATCTTGACAAGGCTGAGCATTACCTTGACAAACTTCTTTCCACTGTGGAGGCAAATCAGAATACCTACAGGGGAACTCCAGACGAAGGCATACGACCCGCTGCTCGCATGGCCAGGGCGTTTTCCGAAGCTAACGATTTGAATGAACACGAAACGGCCATCATGGTGCGCGTCGCTACATGGCGCACCCTGGCCGATCTTGAGGCAATTAGGGTCCACATCGCCCAGTTGAGGCTTTTGGCTCCATAAACAAGCCGTTCTGCGGCCTCGAAGTAAACTTTAAGCCCCACGGGTAGGCCCATTTAAGCCTACTTCGTGGGGCTTCTTGTGCAGCTAGAAGCTACCTGTTCTGGCAGATCACGGCAAAGGTGCGCTCGGTTATGCGGCCCCCTACCGTAGTCATACCACATGTGACAAGGTATGTCACACCCGCTGTTCCACCAGAGAGCCAAGTCGTTGCATCTGTAGTCCCATTGGAGTGTGCCCCCAGCACCAATCCGGTCGGGGTGGCTGACCACACCACAGAAGCGATGGTGTCGGCGACACTGGCCAGATATAGGCTCCAATCAACCGTGTAATCCAAATTATCGGACGGGTCTTTTGTGATACTGGGCATAGAGCCATTCCAGGTTCCGGTGAAGCTCATGACAGTCTCCTATTTTCATATGGGACATAGACGCGCCTAATTTCAGAATCAACGAATGTGACCCTGATATCAGCTGGCACCATGATACCACGGTTCTCCGCCTCTACGGTAACTGTTCTTGCTGGATCATGAAAACCAGTCGTGTATAACCAGTCAGCCGAGCCTGCTCCAGTCGCGCCACCTTGGGCCACTGGTGACAGCGCAATCTGATAGAGCGCGGCACCTCCCCCATAAGTTCCACCGATTACTGAAGGGGCCAGCGCCTTTGAGAACGACGCTGCTCCATTTCCGACAGCGCCCCCACTTAGGGGCGGGACCATGAGCCTTCCGAAGATCGCTGATCCCGACGCTGTGGCCCCGCCCGACGCTGTCGTGGCCAACGACATAGAATTGACTGACGAGCCTGCGCCGCCTGCGCCGCCTGCACCTATGAACGAGTCATTTCGCGCTGAGGTCTGCGAGACCGTTGCTGCGCCAGAGCCTACGCCGCCTCCTGAGATCGACGGCGCCAAAGATATTGAGTAAACAGCGGAGCCTGCACCAGAGCCGCCGCCTGAGATAGCGGGAGACATTGCTACGGAGTAGACTGCCGAACCCGACCCTAGTGATCCCCCGGATGCGGCTGGCACTAATGACATAGAATAGACTGCCAAGCCAGAGCCGCCTGCTCCTCCTGCACCTATGAACGAGTCATTTCGCGCTAAGGTCTGCGAGACCGTTGCTGCACCAGATCCTACGCCACCTCCTGAGACCGTGGGGGCCAGGGCCAGCGCAGCAGGGGCAAGACCGCCCCCCAGACCGCCGCCAGAGGCACTCGTGGATAGCGCAAGGTTAGCTTGTGCGCTACCGCCTGCCAGCGCCCCACCAAGGCTCCCAGGGGCCATACCTATGGAAGCAGCGCCGGCTCCTGAGCCACTTGCTCCGCCCACACCGACAAATACATCATTAAGCGCCAAGGTCTGCGATACCGCCGCAGAGCCAGAGCCTAAGCCGCCGCCGCTGATAATTGAAAAGAGTGCTATGGCCGCTGCCGCTAACCCCGCGCCAAGCGCACCCCCCAGTCCAACTCGTGCTTCGTCCTTTAGGGCAGCGCCCGTTCCCGCTGCGCCGCCAAGAGCAGTGGGAACTAATGAGATCTGGTATAACCCGGCACCAGAGCCAACTGCACCCCCGACAGAAGTAGGGGACATAGCCTTTGAAAAAGTTGCTAGACCCGTTCCAACTGCGCCGCCAGATCCAGTGAACGAGTCATTTCTAGTGACTGTAGTCACTACTGTGGCGGCGCCGCCACCTGAGGCTCCGCCAGTCCCTGTGAAACTATCTGCAATACTGGCAGAAGCGGGCGCCCAGAACTCCGAACCGGTCACGGCCCCCAAAACCCCTTCATCCCGAAGGTTCTGGGTCGTGGCGCGTGTGGTCCAGAGCATGGCTACTTAGCACCGATGGCAAGGGAGCCGAGGCTTGTGCCGGTACTGGTCGTTGTCGTCCAGTACACCGCGTTTATGCAAGCATTCGCCCCGACCTTGGGCTCACCGAGCGCCGCGAAGTCCCTGATGTCCGCGTAGTTCGCGGCGAGGCTCATGAACGATGCCAGCCGCTTGATCGCCGTGACGCCGAAACTGCCAGCCGTGCCCGTGGAGGCACTGAGGGTCACGGAATCAACCGTCTTGATCCACTTGCCCACGGTGCCAGCGGGAGGCTGGATCGGGAGCATGCGATAGGCAGGCGTGGAGGCCGCAACGGTGACGGACACGGACCCGGTGGACGCATCGTTGTAGGTCACGGCGCAGGTGGCGGTAACGCCGGTGGACCCGGTGGCGGAATACCACTCCAGGTAGTGCTCCACATCGGAGTAGTCCGAAGAGCACCGGCCATCGCTTACGGGCGAGGTCATCACCGCGCCGGTAGACTGTGCCGTGGTCACGGTCCCGCTGAGACCGCCCATGTGTCCCAGGCGGTCTACCAGCCACTTGCCTTGACCGGCGTTGGCCTGTGCGATTGAGCCCCATAGCAATCGGCAGGTTGCGGTGCCGGGGTTGACGTAGTTCGGATTGTAGGCCCCGAGTGTTGCGTAGGTGGGGTTAGCCCACGCTCCGGGAGTCGCCCCCGCCGCAGGCGCACCGCCCTCCTGCCAACCTGAATACCAGTTGGAGGCCACGGCGGTGAGGCTGGTCTTGTAGATGTTGAACCGCCCACCAGCGCCGCCTCCGCCGCTGGCGGCAAGGGCTGAGACTACATCTGAGGTAGTCGCAAAATCCGTCATGGCGCTGCCTCCAGATACATCGGCGCGAAGGCCGACTCGATGCCCTCAAGATAGACCACCGTCTGGCCGTCATCGGCGGTGCTGACAGTGGACACTGTGTGGACACCAGGGAAGGCGTCCGCAAATGGTGGAAGAACGATGACGCGGTCATCAGGATTCATGCTTCTCTCCCTAAAGGAGCCGCCCCTGCCCCGCCTGTTATGTCAGCCAGGGCAGGGGCGGGCTGGAATGTTAATCACATTTAGTCGTTGGACACAGAGGCGTAGGTGATCTTTGGGGTGACCGTCAAAGAGTCCCCATTGGCAAAGGCCTGACCCGCGCCTGCGTAGAGCCGCTCGGCCCAGTAGAGGGTTCCCGATGAAGCCCCCACCAGGAAATACCCGACCACTGTGATCGCGCCGGTCCAAGAGAAGACCTGGGCAGTTCCGTAAGTGCTGACGGTAGGAGACCCGGCGACGGACGCATTCCACCCAGCTCTAGTCAATGTCTTGGCGGCGTAGCCTGACCCAGTGCATTCTGTGAACGAACCAGCAGTGCTAGAGTTGATAGCGTCATAGTTATTCGAGTAGAGTTTCAGGATAAGGGCCTCAGGACTTGCGTTCTTGAGAGCGTTGTCCATCATCAGGGCTTCGCCGACGTTCGGAATAACAAGGGTCATGACTGCTCCTAAGTGTGGGGCCGCGCAGACCCTCCCACCATTATAGGCTGCTGGGAGAGTCTAGCTAGGGGTTATTTAATTGGAGTGCTGTTATGGATCATTTCATCTTTCCTGCCGGAATTGGCAGTAGTACCAAAGAAGAACGCGAATGCTACGCCGAGCAGCGCGTCCATGGTCCCGAGCACACGCATGATGATCGGGCTCATATCAGTGGGAAGACTTCTCCCGTGGAAGGCCATGTATAAAAGAAATCCGTTCATCGTCGTCCACACTGCGAGCGCAAAGTAGGCTAGATAATTCGGTGTCATGTCCCCGGTCTGGATCTTCATATTCCGAGCGGAATCCCTGTCCTTCACGGCCAGTTCCTCCAGATCCCTCACTGAGTTGATATCCAGCTCGGTCATCTGTTTCGCAAATTCCTGTTCCGCAAGTTTGAGGGCAACGATCTGCTCTCCAGTCAGCGTCCCACTCGCGATAGCCGCCTTGATGTCCTCTGGCTTCGCGTCCTTGATGCCAAGGGCATTCCCGATTATCGCACCCGCCGCAGCCCCGAATGGTCCTCCCACGGCGGCGCCGAGCATTGGCGCGAATTTGCCGACGAAGGGCTTGATAGTATCCCATACATTCGCCATCCCTGCTCCTTATTAGGCTTGTTCTGCGTTGGTTGGGGGCGGCTGTGGGGCCATGGCGGGCGCCGCGTTGGCGATGCTAAGGATGACCTTCTGGCCCTGCGCGATGGCAGCGTGGACAAGCGCAAACAACAGGGGAAGGGTCGTTGAGCCGCCGTGGATCCTAGTGTCTGAGTCCACAGTCGCACCAACAAGGATACAGCCCAGCGTGTCCTCTGCATCATTGCCACTATGGATGCGAATACCTGTGAACCCTTTCACATCTTTAACCAAGATCATGTCTTTCTGGAACTTCTGACTAAAGGTGATTGCCAGTTCGTAGGTTCCTTCAGGGATGGCGGTTTCACCGTACACCTTGGCCCCCTCGTTGACTGGGGTAGTCGGATCATCTACCCGGACCGCGTCTTCCAGTGTGAAACAGAAGTGAGTTCCATTGACGCTCAGTTCTCCGAGCGTGGTTTTGTCTTTCGTCGGTCGTCGCTGTAGAAACAGTTCAAGGTCCGCCATAATCTTTGCTCCTATGAAGGGCCAGCGTCATTGCTGGCTAGATCTTGGATCTCCATTGCTTACCGGGCAGTCCTTGCGTGGGCAAGATGAGAGATCATCCAGCTTCGTTGCAGTCTTGGTAATGCGCCCATGGATGATTTCTACGCTTTCTTTGTAGTCTGACTTTGAAACATAGTGCTCAGACATCCACACGCGCTGCTCAGTCATTGCCAAAGCAAGCTGGGATATTGCTTTGTTCAACGCTTCTAAAGCCATCGTGCTGCGATTAGCCATGTCTCGCAGCTCAACTGTAAAATTCGCTGTGACCTTCTTGATATCATCTGTGATCTTTGCCTCAAACCGATCTAGATCCTCTGCAATTTTATCCTTCTTGGTTATCTCTCTAATAAGAAACCAGACAACAATAGAAAGAAGTCCCGCAATGATGAAGCCGATGATAGTCATAACAACCTGATTAGATAATATGTCACTGGTATTAGAAACAAGTTCTGAGCCAACTTTGGCGGCACGAGTATACTCAGTAACAGGCTGGTAAAACATGAAGACCCCTTATAAATCATGCGTATGAGCTATTGTAGCGCAACCCAGGGGCACCGCAAGATTCGGATTAAACTTAATAATCTGTGCGGCGATGCCTAGGCCCCAGCGGCGGTAATCATCAGGAATGAAGCGAGCGTCTCTAGGGTTGACCTTCCAGCCGATCCATACGCCATACTTGAGACTTTGCCACCGGAATCCGACATAGGGACCGGACCATGCGATGAACCACCCAGGAACTCCATCGTTGGGCACTTCATTCACATTGCCCACCCAATGAGTATCCGCGCTTGGCTTCGTACTCACAATCGGCCAGAACCGCATATTGGTCACTGGATTCCGCAGGAACCACTTGAACGGCGTGAAGTAGCCGAACGCCAATCCGTCCTCGTAATTCCCAACCCATCCATCCAGGAACGGGTTTGTGTAAGCAAGAATTTGGCGCGTCGGATCAAATCTGCTAGGCACCATTTTGAAATCAGCCCATCGGGCCGCACAATAGGCCACCGGCAACCCCACGATGTAGAGAGGCAGAAAGACGCAGATCTCCACAACTAGAAAGAACACCAAGCCCCATAGGGCCATGAGCGCAGCTTCAAGATACCTCATCAGGACACCGCCGCGATCAGATCAGCCTTGACCCCGGCCACGATGATGGACTTGAACGAATCCCAATCTGGCGCATTGATGATCCGCATGATGGCCGTGACCACGCCCACGGGGTTCTCGATGGGGGTGTTCGTGGTGAAGGCCGCGACTGCCGCGACCCAGGCCGCCTGGGTAGCCGTGGGGTCAATGGCTGGGTTCGCCTTGATCGCGTCGATCATGGCGCCGATGCCCACCAACCGCTCGGCCTCAGCCTCAACGGTGAGTTGCGACTTGATGCCGATGGTGGGCACACCCTGGAGCGAGGCCACGACCGGTGCCTTCTCGGCGGCATTGGCCATCTGGAGTTGATCAATGGCCACGACGCACTTACCTACCAGGGCTCTGGCCTGGGTGAGTGCAGCCTCCTTTCCATTGAGAAGGGCTAGGGTTTGAAGGGTGTCGGCCATGTGTGGCTCCTATTAGATGGGGGGTGCCTTCATATTGTGAGATACCACGCCCAGCGTGATGTAGGTGTGGACGCGGTTGACGGTGATCTTTACTACTTCGGCAGACCCAAGCGGCTGTATGCTAACAACAGATGCCCCGTGCAATTTTTCGCCGCTGTGTAGATGCTGAAGTTCGGTCCATTCGCCGTGGTGGGTGAGGAACCGATGGTTGATGGCAAACCGGCCATCCTGCCCATTGTCCAGGTAGAGCCGGGCGACCGTATTCTCACCGCGCTCAACGAAGGTAACTTCCTCTATGCACTCGCACCCAGCCGCCTCATCCCAGGCTACGACACGGTCGCCGACGCGGATCTGTCCAGCTGGCTTCTCGGTGCCGTCGGACATGAGCAAAGGCACATCGGGAGCTGGGCAAGCGCCACCGCCACCCGTACCACCGCCAGTTCCGCCGCCCGATGCCCCCGTAATTCCTGACGGCCACGCGGTTCCGTTGTCAGTGAGCGCGGTCCCAATAGTCCACCCGGACGCCGAATAGAAGCAGTGGGTATCGCTCGATCCCGACACGCCGTAGAGCGTAACCTTGCACGCAGGGACTCCAGTCAACGCGGACTCGGCAATAACCTGCGTCACATAGGATGCGTTCCCAGCATCCGAATCGCTCGTCGGGTTGTAGTAGATGCGATCCGGCAGTGGGCAATAGTAGATGCCCTTCGTGGTCAGCGTGGCCGTTGTGCCAGCGGCGGACTGACTGAACAACTCGATCTTGGCGTAGGAGAGCCCGTCCAAATTGTCCGTGTAGGAGCTTGGTGCCAGCTTGAGATCAAGGCGCCCCGTGTAGGGGCTGGCCGTCTGGTAGAGCGTTGGCGTGACGGTGAGCCGAGAGATGTTGGGGCGCCCGCCATTGGTGCCAGGGTCGTTACTGCCCCGATAGAAGCACCGGAACGAGTTTCCTGTCTGCCCATTGTCACCAATGGCGCTCATGGCACGGGCAGTAAGGCCAGACAACTGGTAGCCCATGATGTTGACGCCATAGCCAAGCTCTACTTGCGCGGTGAATGTTGCGCCGCCAAGTAAGGTCGAAGTAAAACCATTCGCGCTGATCCTGTACCCGATGGGAGGCGTGGTGGCCGTGCCCGGCGTGTACCCGCTCGCATCCGACCCGCTCCGCATGTCCAGCGAGTAGAGCAGCGGCACCCGCTCCACCAGGGCCTGGAGCGTGCCGTCCACGATCATGGAGGCGTCGGCCATGCGGCGGAGGTAGAAGCGGTTGAAATAGCCCGCACCTGTCGTGCCTGCATCAATGGCCAGCATCACAATAATTTTCACATGCCCAGCAGGAACTGTTAGGCTTGTTTTAAGAATTTCAGTCGCACCAGCAGTGCAGGAGTTAGTCCAGAAGTTTTGGTATGAAGATCCATCAGCATTCTGCGTCTGGAGAACAACTCTCAGATTGCAGCTTCCTGGGTTGGCATACCATCCAAGGCACTGAAAGAAATACTGATCATTTTCAGCAACCTTTACTTCAGCAATAGTGAAGTACGATCCGTTTAAATGGTCAATATATCTTGCCCAACCATACGGCGCGATCGTCGTGTACCCAGCTCCTAAATTCCACAGGCAAACCCCTTCGTATGAACCTGCGGGGGGATCGGAAATTTCTCCGTTCGGGTTGGGTATCAAATTGTCGAAGTTTGAAACCACCAATTGATTCGCAAACAACTTCCCGAAGAGCCCCGTTGCCGCCACCAGCACATCCGTCCACGCCGTGCCTGCCGCGTTAACCTGGACCGTGCGCGAGTCCGTGGTGATCGCGTAGTAGCCTGCGGGATAGAGCGCGTTGGGCAGCGCAGGCTTCGACGCATAGGCCCACGCGACCTGATGCGGCTGGGAAGCGAGTTGCGCGGCATTGGCCTTGTTCGTGGCATCCGTCGCCGCCGTGCTGATCGCGTTCTGCGCCGTGCCCACCGCGATGGCGTTCCGCAGATCGGCGGCGGCGTTCTTCACGGCGGTCCACTTCGGGTTCCAAAGGGCTACGCGGTTGCCAGTTCCGAGCGCGGTGGTGCCGCTGAGGGAGTTCCAGGCCGTGGGGCTGGTGAGCGTGGACAGGTAGGACAGCAGCGCGGAATAGGCCGTGTCATAGGTCCCATGGCTCACGCCATAGGTTCCAGCCTTGTTCACGAGGTCCGCGTTCTCACCCGTGACCGCGTTGTAGTCCAGGATGATCTGCGGCTTTTCGCCTGTGGTCAGGGTGTCGGGATCATTGATGGCCGCGACGCTCGCCCCCGTTGCCAGATCCGTGGACGATGCCGTGGCGGTTCCAGGGGCAGAACTGGTGGCCCAGGGTGAGCTACTCATACAACGCCCTCACAGCCGCATTGATGTTCGTCAGGTTGGTGGATGGTGAGACGGTCACCTGAAGGTGCCTGTCCGTGCCAAGACACTTCTGCGGAGGAACCACATAGGTGTCCGTGGCGGTGGGGTCCGTCCCAATGTAGATCACGGCCTCAAAATTTGGGGGGTTGGCGACATTGGTGGGCCACGCCCAGGTCACGGCGATGTACTGCCGTCTGAGGACCGCAGGGCCCCCGCCCGTGCCGCCCGTGCCACTGAGTCCATCCCCGTCGTCCTTGTCAAATTTCATCGGGTCACCTCACCAGAATGGCGTGGATGCGACCGCTACCGTGACGCTGGTGGGCGCCGGCAGAGTCTGGAGGGTGGGCGTGAAGGTATATGCAGTCTCTGCGCTGATCTGCCTCAGCCCGCCGCCCCATTGGTTGTAGGAGACGAGCTTCACATAGAGCGGAACGCCAATCTGCGCCGACGGGATGGCGTAGCGGAAAACATTGGAGTCGCACTTCGCCCACTTCGCCCCGGAGAGATGGCTGCCAGGGGATGTGCCGTAGAGCCCGCGGTAGAGCCCGGTCAGGTTGTAGGAGTTCGTTCCGGTGAGCGTGGCCGTCTGGAAACTGATCATCTCCCCGTCAACCCAGATCAGGTTCAGGCCGGCTGCCGCGCTGGCAT